CCCCCCGCAGGGGGGGGGGGTTTATTTGGTGGACCACCAGGGGTTCGAACCCTGGACACCCTGATTAAGAGTTTATTATTTGACTATTGACAAAGCCTGTAAACACAGCATTCAACTGCATTTTATAGTATCACATTTGACTATATTTCTATATATTTTTTAATAAAATGATGTCAAAATGATGTCACATATAATATATACATTACATGTTATGATCCACTTCTTTACCATACAGCCTTTCCATCCCTTGGCGAGTTACAAGCCAATTCTTGCCTGACTTTCTAAACTCACCTTCTAAAAATCCATTCTTTACACGACCTCTACAGTTTTGTTTAAGTGAATCGGCAGTAACATTCCACCGTTCTGCAGCCTCTTGTGTTGTCATTACATCATCTAGTTTCATTACAGTACTCCTGTTATTACTAATAAATTATAGACAGATAATACAAAGGCAATAATACTAATTATTAAAGTTAATCTTGAAATCATATGCCTGCCATTGGTATAATAGTTAGGAAGATTGGGGCTCTTTCGAGCCCCTGTGGTTACTGATTTAATAACTGTTTTATCGCGATTGCTAGTTGGATAAGTGCTGTTATTAGCGGTAGCCACTTTTTTATTTTCTTCCTTTTCAACGGCTTCACCTCCTTCCTTATGTTTATATTATACCCTATATCGTGTATAAAAACAAGTATTTATTTTGATTTTTACAAATAAAAATAGAGCCTACCAACTTAGATTTAATCTAGGTTAGTAGGCTCTTTTATTATAGTTGCGTGTATCCACCATTACACGCTATGGAGATAATTGGATCACCTCTCTATCGATGAATCACTACCCCGATTACTGCTCCCGCTCCCACCATCTGAGATAGGTTGCGCTGCATCCGTAGTCGTTTGATTGTTCTCTTGTCGTTGTCGATTTGCCCTTTCAATTCTATCAAAGAGCTCGACATTTCTGACAAGGTAACCTCTTGCTTCATTGATAGCATTTTGGCTTTCATCAATTCGGTTTCCAATGTCGATATTGTATTGTGTGCTTCGTTCAACTCTTCCCTTTGCTTCATGACCAAGCTTTGAGCTTCGGTCAATGGAAGACTGGATGTCTCTATTAAGTTCAAGGCCTTTTCGTTGTTGCTCTTGAGCTCGTTCCACTGCGTTAATGGTACGCTGATAGTCGCTTCCGTTTGGCTGGTAGAAGATATATCCGAGGCAAAGGCAGATGAGGAGCCCAATACCACCGATAATAATATAGCGGTTACGAGCGCTATCAAGTACACTTTTGTACTTTTCATACATTATTGTCCTCCCGCATAATCAGTAATGCCTCGTGCAATCGCACGCACAATAGTATCCAGGTCATTGGATAACATAGCGTGGTCAGCTTCGTTATCAATGAATGCCATTTCAACTAATACTGCAGTTGCATCCGTACTATTTAGCACCCAAAGGTCATCCCGTTTCTTGACGCCACGATCAACTGTATTAATGCTTCTGATGATTTGGCTTTGGATGTCATTCGCTAATCGTTGTCCATTAAAGGACTTGTACAAAGTTTCTGTACCTCGAGCTTGCGTATTAAAAGCGTTGCAGTGAAGAGATACAAAGATATCTGCGCCCCAAGCATCAGACTCAGCACATACAAGGCCTAAATCATCATCTTGTAGAGTGCGAACTTCACACCCTGCTGTTTCCAAATAGCGTGCTAGCATTTTGCCTGCATCACGTGCCACGTCACATTCGCGAGTACCATATACAGGATTGACTGCGCCACTGTCTAAGTTGATATCATGCCCTGGGTTAATAAATACTTTCATCGTCTATCCTCCTTTTCTAAATTATCCGGAATTCCGTTGTTATCGCTATCAATCCATAGCGCAAGAAAACCGCAGAAAGCGGTTAATACACTAGGGACGAAGATATGGTCTATGATGAATACGCCTTTATCTATAAGTTGATTGGCTTCAGGGGATACATACCCTTTAATAACAGATAGGACATATTCAAGAACCACCAATAAAATAGGCACTAGCATTATCAGTACTAGTGCCCTTGTTGCCAATACTCCTGTCGGGCGGATATTGGCTATCCGGATAGATTTATATGATTTTTTAAACGTATTGATGAGGTTTCGTGGTATGTTCATGTAACTCCCCCTTTATATCATCAATACGATTCTCAATGCCATCAACACGGGAAACCAACATAACATGTTCAGTGTATGCCTTTGTGCGTTGTTCGCGGGATAGTTTAATTTCTTCCTTTAGATCTTTTAAGGTTTCTATTAAGCTCCCCATTTTTTCTTGAACCATTAGATTGTCTTGCATACGTTGCAAATCTAATTTTTCAAGCAGCGGAATAACTAATACTTTATACCCTAGCCCGGCAACAACACCGACTATAGACAGCGTAGTGAGAATATCATTTAGCTCGAACTGCCAAGTCCACATCTTCGCTCCTTTCTATTACAAAGCGTTCATTTCGTACCGTCTTCCGTTCCAAACATTATCGCTAACATAGAGTTCGAATTGTTGAGTACTTGTCGGAGTCTTAATTGTAACAGTGCCTTGATTGTATTCTACCCCAAATTCAATATTTTCAGGCTTGCTAATAACAAACGTTAATCCGTCGTATTTATTACGATTGCTACCATCTAAATCCTTTATGTATTTATGCGTATCCGCTTCCATTTCTAAAGTATCAATATCCGACTTATTCCATTTACCCAACCAGTTGAAGGAGCTGCCGTTATAACCGTTAAGTTTTAACACTAATTTTCGACCAAATCGCAAGAACTTAACACCAACGGTGTTATCGTACACTTCATCCGCTTGCAATGTTACAGCACCAGGAACAAAACTATCAGTAACTTTTTCACCGGCGAAATTATAGTATTCAAGAGCAACATTATCTTCGCCAAGTTCAGGAATTGTAATAGTTACTTCACCATTATCTTGAATTTCGAACTCTGTATCAGTTGCAACCACTTTAACTTTATAATGCGGTTCACCGTTCACTAATACTTCGGTTTGACCTAATAATGCAGTACCAATAGTTAATGGTTTAAAGCCAATTTTAGCGGATACAGTTTGTTCGATAATAGCACATAGTACATCGTCAACATCGCTAGATTTACACCAACGATTTAACTTGAATAACATTTGTTGCGCTTTTGTAGCAACAGGTTTTTCGCCTTTTTCACCGCGTTTACCTTCTCTACCTTCCGGTCCGCGAAGTTCTTCTTTTTGTTCTTCTGTCAGATCTTCAAAGCGGAGTGCATCGCCTTTAGGGCCTTTGAGTTCCGCCTTTTGTTCTTCTGTTAAATCTTCAAAGCGTAATGCTTTTCCTGCAGGACCTGTAGGGCCTTCGTCGCCGTCTTCACCCTTACCACCACGCATACCAGGAACACCTACATTAATAATAAATTGGTGAATCTTTTCCACTTCCACGTCTTCAATTCTTTTAGTCGCTTTTTGTTCTGCCATTTTGAAATCTCCTTTTTTCAATGCATACTTACGTCAGGGATAATATCCATACTTCCCATGACTAACTTAATTGTTTGTTCCTTAGTGATAAGGAACACATCGTATTTACACCGAGTGAATGCTCGGTTAATACCTAATGATTGTTCGCTACTAATAGTTACGATTAGGCGGTCGCCATCAACTACGCAATTAGGCTCTAAAATAACATCGCCTTTATAGGTACGTATTTTGCAAACACCTCTTGCCTCTGCAAAATCAATATCACCTATAACTTTGTAAGCCCTAGCCCAATCATCGCCGATGTGTAGAGTTTCGTTTAAGCGCTTAACAAAGTCCATATTAACCGCCCTACGCTTTCTTAACTGCAATACAAACATAGCTTGCAGTACCTGGTATAAAGTAAAAATTTTCACCGCCGTGGTCGTAAAGAATATAATCCGCTTTAAATTTTCTACTAAATCCGTCAAAACCTTTACAAAGTATGCCAACATGGGCTACTCTTCCTTCTTTCCAACATTGAATGTCGAACATATTACTGGTACCGGACTCGTTTATATCCATGTAAATTTCACTAATATTAGCGTGGTCTATAGATAAAAGCCAAGTACATTCTTGTTCAGTGAAACCGGCTGGAATAGGAAGTGTATCACCGTGATTTACTTTACCGGAGCTAACATTAATATCACTCAGTTTCATTAAATAGCCGTTATTAACATTGTCAGGGCCGGCATACCAAGAAGGTCGTTTTTTGCAACATAAGTTAGAAGCCTCTGTAAAGCTCTCGTTACCGATGTTAAGGTTTTTACCACCTCTGCTAATCGTATGATTTCCACCTTCGCCTTTAATCTTAATTCCATTACCGGAATTAAATGTTAAGTCGCCGGTTAATGTTCCGCCTGTTAGTGGTAAATAGTTATTCAAAGAAGCGTTAAATCGTGTTTCAGCTGCGTTAATTTCTTCAACTAAAGCAAGTTGCCGAGCACTGCCAAGATTTTTATTGTACCAACCAGGACGGTTCATAGAGCAGATGTTCATATTTTCAACAGAACCATTTGCGTTGTCGCTAATACCGACATCAAGCGTTCCTCGTTCAGTAATTCGAACAGCACCTGTAAAAGTTTGGTTGTTAAACTTTAACCAAGAGCCATTTTCTAAAGTAACGCTACCTGTTACTGTACCACCTGTTAGCGGTAAGAACTTTTTCATAATACCGCCATGTGCGTTAATATCGTTTTCATGTTGATTTAAACGAGCTTCTGTTAAATATATGTGGCTTTTAGGGTTAATTGTGATAGAGGCGTTACCTATACCGATAGTAATAGTAATAATCTTTTCATCAATACTACTATTAGATGGAACATAACTTGCGTCAGCTCCAGCGTTTGTATACGCAAATAGCTTTTCTTGTCCACCCTCACCTAATTTTGCAAAAAGCCCTAACTCACGAGCATAATAGCCACGAGTTAAGGCTCTGTTATTGATGGTGGATACAACTTCAATTTCACTTGTAGAAATTGTATTGATAGTAGATACTTCGCCGTCTACTACTTTTGATACCAAATTAGTTAAGTCATTTATATTACCACTATTCAATAGGCCTTCGCCTAATGCAACTTTGGTAAAAATAATACCTTTTTTAGTTTTAAAAGACTCGGCGATCATATTTTTACCGAGCTGAGTGGTCACAATAGCACCGTAATTACTCATTAATAACCTCCGTATTCATTACACTTTTATTATGTCTGTGTTCATAACAGACATGCCGATGTACAACCCTTCCGATACGCTTATTCGCTTATCAGAAGCAGCATATTTAACTTTAGATACCGTACAAACCGATACAATCCCACCTACACAAATTTTCGAATTCGACTTAAATAAGTGCCCTACTACATACGTTAAATGTGCAGGCTTGTAATGCTCCACAACCTTTCGCACTTCATCCACCGCAACAGCCGATTCCATAACTACTTTGAATTGGTTAGGTGCAGTATTCTCGATGACTGTGGCATCATTAGTCGGCACGACATTATTAACCAGCTTCTCAAGCTGAAGAGTCGTAACAGTCTGGGCGCCTTGAATCTTAATTAACAAATTCTCCCTTCGCTTTTCTAGCGACAAGTCTTTATCAGTTTCAATTCCATACACGCGCTCCCAGTCATCTAACCCCCATGTTGCCGTTTCAACAAACATTTGCTTGCATATCTCAATAATAAGTAGCCGTAGCTTTTCATGTTCCTCACTAAGTGCATCTTGGGTAGACTTAAAGCTTTCATCTTTTGCTAAAAATCTCGGTAAGTATCTAAGCACATCTACTTTATAGGTTCTTAAGAGTTCGAATATCATTGTATATTCACCGCCCCTAGCATTGGCAGATCATCAACATTGATTACAATACTCCTATCAGTGTTATTAATCCGTAGGTTTTGATAATCAACCGCCCCCGCATCAAGAATTAGACTACCTATTTTAGCAATTGAAAGTTTAATCTTTTCATCTTTTGTAATCACCATCTTCTCAAGCTCTATTAAATAGGCCTGCATGAGTTCTTTAAACTTAGCCAAGTTAAAATCGCGGCCGTCTATAGTAGCACTTACATTGATAGGTTTGATAACTGCAGATGATACAGTAACCATCGCTGTAGTTGGTCTCACAGACTCTATATAGTCTTTAACTGCTTTTACTAACTTTTCAGAAGCAGGTTTAAATTCACTATTTACGATAATAACCTTAACCGTCCCCGGTCCTGCCCAAACAGGTACGATCTTCGCTCCTCCAACACCAGGAATGGACATCGCCCATTCGTGATAATGCATTGTGTTTCCGGATGTACCAGGGTATCGAACATGTAATAAATATCGCTCTCGCAACATATCATCAGTCTCTTCTTCAAACCCGTCTGTGGTAGCTTCACTATTGTTCGCAGAGCTGATGCCTGGTATAGACATCGAGATTGTCGTTATTGTATTTGCATTTACGTTCCCTGTGATACCAGGTTCAACTGCTCTGACTTCAATGCGTTGTACGCCTTTAACGGTATGCTCAGCTAGTGTTTCAAATAAAACACCATCCGCTGTAGAGAATTGGCTACCTTTTGGTATTACACCATTACCTTTAACAGTAACAAATCCAACTGCGTGCGTAGCTACTTTACGGATTACCCCAGACTCTTTAGCCCGCATAGTTAAGAAGTCGCCATATGCAGTATCTCCAAAGGCTACTTTATATAGCTCGCCTAATTCCACATACGTTTTCATGAACTCAATAGCATTAGACGAAAATACATCATATTCAAAAGTACCTTCGAACTTACTCATTGGAGACTTACTCTGAAGCTGAAGGCTTTGCAGTATCTCGTCAGAATTTGGAATATTAAACATTTATATTGAGCCCTCCATATATTGTCGTTAATTCAATTTCACAATCAACCTTATCCTGATCAGAGGTAAATTCGACACTATCAATAGATTTAATGTATGGATTTACCATAAGGCACTCGATAATTACACGTTTAAGCTCAGAATACCGTTCTCCAACACTCATAACTTTACCTATAAAAGGCTTCAGCTCAATCCCATATCTCGGAGAGTAGGCAAGATATTGATTACGTTCAGTCTTAAGAGCTTTATATATCCATACTTTTAATGCTTCGTCTCCTGTTAACTCAATACGCTTACCGGCGTGATACTTAAACCGGTCAATGTCAAAGTCCCAATCATACTCTCGGAACAAAGGGAGCTCTTCAGCGACTTCTTCCACGGTTTGACCGAGGCCAACAAATGGGAATTCTGTACTCATAATTTCACCACTTTCTGCCCAATGTAATATAATTGTTCCTCTTGTCGGTAAACAGGAAACACTGTTACCTCATCTCCCACCCGAAGGGTATCAGTCATGATAATTGTATCGGTATAGTCATTATGAATGGCGTGTGTATGACTTGCGTAAGCAGCTTCGCCGCCTCCCCCCGCTCTAGGCTGGGTTTCACTCACAATATGACCTTTAGCCTCCCTGTAATGGTCCGGCTTCCAATAATCATTGATATAAATTTGATCATTTGTAATGTCGATGTTATCGACTCTGACAACTAAATTAGGATAAGGAGAGGTAACAACACCTATGCGCATCCCCATAGGCTGCTCGCCCTTAGCTATCCCGTGGAAAGCATCTACCATTTTGGCCATAGAATGTGCGGCACTAGGAATATCTTTAGACATATCGGATTTCTACCTTTCTTTTGGAACTCTTTCTAGTAGACCTTCGACCTTTTCCTTTAGAGGTTTTACTACCTTTTTTCGCTTCACGTTCTAGGCGTTTCTTTTCCTTTTCTTCTAAAGAATGGTCTACCTTTTCTTTCGTCATTAAGTTTTCGAACTCAATCTCGAGTTTCATAGTATGCTGCCCGTCTTGGAAGTTGTGAGTATCACTTTTAATCCAAAACTGCCCACTTAATTGTGTTATGACATCTTTGATTTCAACAGAGTACGAAGAAAGAGCATCATAGTCGCCTAAGCAGTCGATTACACCTGTCCGTTCAGGGCCTTTGAATATGTCTTTAACTTCCTCTTGGGTATTCTTGTACTTACCTTCTTTATATACAGCTTGAATCATAGAATATTTTTGAATTTGGTCGTCCTTACTTTCGTATCGGATAAGGTTGCCTTTATCGTCGGTAATCATAACCTTATTAATCATATTCTCGATTGATTCTTTATAAGAGGAATCGGTAATATTTCGATATTGATCAATGACTAGGCCCTCTATTAACGACCCTTTTTCAATAACATCTAGCTCGTCGCCTTCCATCATTGATTGGTATTTCTTATTAGTCTTTTTAGCTGCCTCGGTATAAGCCATAAGAATGATTTGATAGCCAGACTTGTTATTGGCGATAAAAGTTATTTTTTCGCCGGTTTCAGCAAGATTACCTACTTTAATCCCCATTTCCTTGCACACAGCTTTGGTTATGTCTTCAGCAGTCATGTTGGTAAACTTCCGAGTAGTTTTTGATTTACTAAGAATAAACATATTGTCATAACAGGTTACTGTGATAGTAGAAGCTGAAGTCTTGCGTTCCGTAGTATATATGTTACCTACAAATTGTATGTCACCATCTTCAGAATAGGCTTTAACGGTTTCGCCTACGCCCATCGCATATACAGGCCAGTTCGGATCTCTAGGCTCCTGCGTATATGTAAACTCGAGCTTACGAGCGGCTTGGATACGAGAGCCGGACCACGTTGCACGATTAACAAGATGTGTTATGTCATTCTCGACAGGTACTTTCGTATCCTCGCCCGTCTTTTCATCTTTAACAGTTTTAGTACCAACGTGTTTAATAATCATCATTTCACCTTCAACTTTCTGAGTTGGCTAAGGTTATTGATAGCTAGATTCTTCAAATCATTAGATTGAATGATGCGTTCATAATGCTTATAGTTGCCATAGGCTTTTTTAGCAGCATCTAAAATATCCGAGCCCTTATTAAACAAAGTTGCAGTAGCCGGTTTAGTCGCGATTGTCGGACGGTCCTTTAATCCAGTTGTCTCGTCCACAGCTTTCGTTTCGTCACTAGTTGTCGAGGTATTTAGGTCTTTATACTCCTTAAAGCTCAACGTAAAATATAAATCACCTGTATTCTCTTGCTTCTTCCAAGGAAAAGACATAATTGCCATCATCAAGTTAATGGGCCCGTCCGAGATAATCACTCTAACGGGCTTTTTTGATTCTTTCCACTTCTCGACTAACGCAATAAGTTCGGCTGGTTTACGTTTATCCCCTACAACAAAAGGATACTCCTTTGCAGGAAAGAATCCCTCGAAAGATAATGTTTTTAGTTTAGGATTGCCAAATAAAAGCACTTCCCCGACTTGCGTAATATCAACGCTTTTATTTCCTTGCTCGGTGCCTACCTCATACTTAGAAGGTGTAATAGGCAACACGAGGCGCTCCTCTCCTTGGGAGAGGATAATTGTAGGCTTTGTACTTCCTCCTTTACCTGCTATAGCAGATAAAAGAGATAGTGCCCTGCCTATCCCGCTTACAAATTTAGCCATTATACACCTCCGTAGTTACTTTCTGCGGACTCGATCATAGAGAATAACGAATGCGCAATGCGGTCGATATCAGCTTCTTCTCGTACAACAAATGTATTTCCACTAATAGAATATTGATTAACAGAGTTGGAGCCGTTTAAACTATTCGCAATCATTTTTTCAGTTGTTGCGTGCGGATAAATTCGACTACCGTTTGGCAAGTCTACAATTTCACCACCACGTTCGTTAATTTCAGTCCAGCCACCACCGAAATGAGTTGTACCAGTTGCATGCCCTGGAATACCTGTTACTTGAGAGCCTCTAGCTTGAACAGCGCTTAACGCACCTCCTACAGCATCGAATACACCGCTTGCTGCGCTTTTAATAGGGCTCCATACATTTTCATTAAACCAGTTAGCAACTCCGGCCCATACACCTTTAATGCTTTCCCATGCACCACTAAACACGCTTACAATGCTGTCTATTGCAGAACTAGCGAAAGAATACACAGGTTGCCAAACTGTATCATTAAACCAACTCGCAACAGGACCAAATATCGCTACGATGCCATCCCATAAGAATGCGTATAAGCCAACAATAGTATTAATAACTGGAGCACAAGTTGCTACAATACTATTCCACTTTTCGCTAAACCAAGCAGTTAAGCCTTCTAAATTATTTGTGATGCCGTCATAGATTTGCTGTGCAATTTCTTCACCGAATATAGCACCACCGACACCACCGACAAGGCCACCAATAGCACCGCCAACAGCGGTTCCGGCACCAGGAATTATAGAGCCTAAAGCAGCACCGCCCATAGCGCCTAATTTCGCTCCGGCTAAACCACCGGCAAGACTACCACCTAAACCAACTCCGGCACGAGCTTTATCATCACTCGTAGCTAAGTCATATGCACCCATAGCTAACGCTAATGGAAGTGCAATTTTACCGCCAATTTTAGTTAATCTTCTACCGACTGCTCCGGCGCCTTTGCCTACCTTGCCAATAGTTCCAACTCCAGCACCTTGCACACCGCCTAACATTCGATTCGCTATAAGAGTTACATTCAAGGCGTTTATAGTCATATCACTGGCAGAACTACCACCAGGACCACCTATAGAGCCACCCTTCGCACCTCTAAATAAATTAAAAGCACCTCGACCGGCTTTAAAGACACCTATTCCGGCTACTGCTAATGCAGCCGCAGATAAAATAGAAGGAAGTCCTTCCATTTTTAGCGTTTGACCTACTAACTCTTTAATAGCGGAGGTTATTCCGTCTAGAACACTTCGAACTGTAATTCCGTTTGCCTCAAAGTTCTCAGTTAAACCGGCGAACCAGTTGCTAATACCTTGTACGATATCCCTAAAACCGCCAATTTTACCGTCCATAACTTTGATTACAAAACCATCCCAAGCACTAGAAAGTAGTGTTAAATCACCAGTTAAGTTATCAAGCTGAATAGCAGCCATTTCTTTAGCTTTGCCGTTTGAATTATCGATAGCTTCCGCCAATTTATTAAAATCGGCATCCGGAGAATTTACTAATGCAAGCAAGCCTGACATAGCTTCTTGACCGGCTAGCATACCGGCTACAGCGGCTTTACTTTCCGGAGTTAATTTACTCATGCCTTCTTTAATATCTTTAATGATATCTCTAAAAGGTTTCATTTTACCGTTAGCGTCTAATATATTAAGACCTAAAATCTGCATAGCTTCACCGGACTCTTTTGTCGGTTTAACCATACGAGTCATCATAGAGCGTAAAGCTGTACCGGCTTCTGAACCCTTAATGCCCTGGTTAGCCATAAGACCTACAGCAAGGGCAGTATCTTGTATACTAAATCCTAATGCACCGGCTACTGGTGCAGCATATTTAAACGTTTGCCCCATTAGAGCAACATTTGTATTTGAGTTAGTTGCCGCAGAGGCCAATACGTCAGCGAACATAGCGGAGTCTTTAGCTTGTAAACCGAATGCAGATAAGCTATCAGTAACAATATCAGAAGTTGTTGCTAAATCTTCACCGGAGGCAGAGGCAAGGTTCATGATACCTTCAATACCACCAATCATTTCGCTAGTTTTCCAACCGGCCATACCCATATATCTGAACGCTTCAGCAGATTCAGTCGCAGTATATTTAGTGGCAGCGCCCATGTCGATGGCTTTTTGCTTTAACTGTAGAAATTCTTCGGTAGTTGCACCGGAGATAGCCTGTACATTAGACATCTCTTTCTCGAAGCCGGCATATTTCTTTATACCATTCGCAATCCCGAAACTGATACCGGCAATACCTGCCATTTGCATTGTGGCCCCAAACATCGCACCACTTAATCTATTACCAGCAGCACCTGCCATACCCGCTACATTCTGTCGGACATTAACAGTCGCAGTATACACTTTGCCTTTAAGACTATTTAACTCATTTTTAATCTTATTAACTTTAGAGGTAGCATTATCCTTTGCTTTAATGTTTACAGATAGGTCTTTACCTGTTCGCTTTAACTTGGACAATTCACTCTCGGCAGTCTTGGTAGCTTTTGCAATACCCTGTACTGCATTAGTAGCAGCACCCATGCTCTTTTCAGCAGAGGAAACCGCAGGTACAAGCGCCGTTGTGGATTGTGCCAGCTTTTGCGTAGATTGTTGGGCTTTTTGAATCCCTTTTTCAAAACCTCTATCATCGAGGTAGAGTTCAACGCCTAACCTTTCTTTATTAGCCACCGAGCACCTCCTTTATTGCCAGTTTAGCGACCTCTACACGCTCTTTCCTTTCTTTCTCCATGGCTATATTACACATAACCTTCTCAGTCATGCTGAGATTAAAGAAATAATCAAACGTGTGACCTTTTAAAACTAAGTAGGCGGCCGTAGCCGCCTCCCAGTCTTCTTCTATTACTTTTTTACTTCATCGAAAATGGCGTGATCCAATTTCTTGCCCACACCGACAGATTTGATAAGTACATCAGAAATCGCCTTGATTTCACCGAATTCAAATAGCTTGCCTACGATGTCCATTGGTTCAGAGCAGTCGTACGCTTGCTGTAAGTCCTTATCTTTTAAATTCGGCTCTACTAGGCAGTTATAAACGATATACTCGTCATTATCACCATCAAGGCCCAACGCTTCAGTCATAAGTAAAGTAGTAGGCTTTTTAGCTACCACTTCGCCGATAGATGTTTGGATTGTTAATTTTTGACTTTTACGGGCCTTAATTTCTTCGCGTTTAGCGATTAATTCTTTAATAGATACGGACATGTTAATCTTCCTTTCAATTAGTCAATGGATTCAATGTATTGCAAATCTTCAGGTGTGAAGCCAAAAGGAATATCGGTTTCAACAACTTTACCTTTTTCGAAATGTAAAGGTGTCAATTTATTGAACCATACATTGTCGATGGAGATTCGCTCTTTTTGACCGTCAACTGCATCTGGGTCATCGAGTAGACCTGTGATTACAGAACGAGGATCTTGGCCTGCACACCAGGCTTCATGTAATTTGCGGAAGTTACGATTGATTACATTCTTGATCTTCATCGTACCTTCGCCTTTGAGTGCTGTTGTTTTAGAGTCCACAGAATTACCAATAATTACATCTTCACGTTGTGCTTCAACAGTACATTCGAAACTTTCAAGTTCAAACACCAACTCACCGTCTAGCCACACCTTGCCGTGAGAACCGTTCCAGCGACGACGACCTCTATACTTAACGTCTTCGCTTGCACGAGCGAAGGTCTGTAAATCAAATTTAAATTGCTCTTTTTCCATATCGCTTTTACCTCCTATTACATTGTGAAGCTGATTTTAAGGTCTTCCATCGCATCAACGAATTTAACCTTACCTGCTAAACCAATTTCAGAACCGGTGTTATATTGGCGAATTTGCATTGGAGTCATTAAGGAGATATCTTCACCTTTAATGATTGCATAGTCTTTTTGGAAGCGTTCGTCGATATCTACTTTGTTATCGGCACGGTTATCAAGAACATTGCCTGCTAACTGACCAAAGTAAACCATAATTGCTGCTACGAATAACATTTTATGGTCGTAGTCATTGATGTACTTACCGACATAATACTTTTTGAAGGTGTCACGGATATCATCAGTTACCATGTCTACGCCTTCAATAATTTTGATTTTACGGAATTCCTGGCCCTTATCAGTTGTAAACGTTTGCAAGGAATTACAAGCACGGGCAATCTTAACACCTTCGCCGTCCTCTTCATCGAATAAGTGCAATTCGCCTTTGTCGATTTTGTCTGTAAGGTCTTCGTACACTTTTACAGATTCAACTTCTGTTAGTTTGAAGTATGTAGCAGAACGATCAAGTGCTAAGCCGGCCAAGATACCCGCAATACGTGCAGTATATTCGGTAGGTGTGTACGTCTTATAGGTAGTTTGACCTTGTGTGTTTTTACCGTTAGGCACTTTAATGTCTTCAGTACAGAAGTTAATCACACCTTCGTGGTCTGCTGCCACATTGGCAACAACCGCTTTCACAGTTTTACGGGCAATATTACGTTCAGACTTGATATAAGATGCTAGGTCTTGTTGTTCCTGTACCGTACCGGTAGGTGCAGCGATATAGTTATAACGCACATGTTTTAGTTGCTTAAGTAGTGTAGCTTGTGTATTTTTAGCGCCTTGTACATTTGCTTTAGGCAACGTATAAACAAGAACACGTAAAGGCGTGCCGTCTAAACACTTTTTAATAAGGTCAGTGGTTGCATCATCAAATACTCTGTCAGGGATTTCAGATACGTCAGCAATCTTGTATTTATTAGAAACGTCTGTTGTTTCGCATTTCAAAATCAACGCAACTACGCCTCGTGCGGAACGCTTAATAGCTGTCACGCCTTTTGTTTTAAAGTCGATTAGGACCTGTGGTAAACCAAACTTTTCTGTCTCGTTAGGCATATTATTCCTCCTCGGTTAAATTAATGCCGTTAAGGCTAAATGATAAACTCTGCGCCACTTCACCTTGAATAGCATTTACTTCTTCATCGGTGAAAGCATCCGCAAAATCCAAATTAAAGATAAAGTGTAGTACTTCATCTATAAAGGTATGCTCAAAATCATTGATTGTGATATACCTATCTTCGACCTGCAATATAGGTCTGAAGATGCACTCCAAACTATCGGACATTTCGTATAGCTCAGAACGCTTAATTCGCCCATTCTTATCTTCTATAGTTCTGAAAGAGATATCTACTTGCACAGTTCTATCGAGATATGTGTAGTCACCTACACCTGAATGAACAAACATTTCGACATAAAAATAAGGTACACTCGACTTCTCAACGTTGTCGAAATATACCTTGTACGCCGGATATTTACTTTTTAAGAGCTCTACTAGAGCTTTCTGAATGGATCTTAATTTAATCATCGATTAAGTTCCTCAAAATTGTACGCGTATCTTTCAAGAATACGCTTCTACGATGAACAATAGAACGATGTAGCATTTTACTACCTTTCACAAAACCTCCTTTTGGAGTCCTGTGCCCGTATTCCACGTGATTGGCATAATCAGTATTGTTGTAGACCTCGACAGAGCTATTAGCAACCTCTGAGCGCTTCCAAGCATTCCGGAGTATGCCAGTATCAACTGGTGTTTTTGCCTTAGTATCGGCAATCAATAACTCTGCTTGTTGGGCTAACAACGTGTCTGCGTGTTCAGGGTACTGCGATAAAATCTTCTTCCATTTCGTGTTAAGCTGCATGAAGCCGTTAATCTTAACGCCCATATCAAGCCTCACTATCACGGATTAACGTGATTTCTTGATGGGACATATACTTAAATGGCGTATCTGCTCGCATAGTAAATATTTGCCCATGGTGCTCAACTTTAATAATGTCGTTAGCCATGACATCGTAATCAACAGGCAAGGATAACCTGAGACGCTCTTTAAGTGTAAATACACTATCAGTTTCTAAGCCATTCATGCTAGTTTGTCCAGTTTGTCCAAGTTTACACGGAACGTCACTATATATCGCTACCATTTCGAATACATCTGCACCTATATCATCAGTAGTGTCCATTTGTCGAAGGATAGTACATCTATCCTTGTACATAATACTAGCTAGTAACTTTCCGTACTCGTTAGCCATTAGACCACACTACCTTCCGATATAGATTTAACTTAGACCGAATAGACTCAAAATCCTGCTCGCTAATGCACCCTATAGGTGATACATCAGTAACAGCCCAAGTGAATTCAACATCGTTCTCTTTAAGTGATTTAAGCGGCCCATGAGAGTCGCTATGTTTATCCTTGATATACTTAACTGCTAACTCTGCGGCAGTATATACCAAAGTCCGAGGAAAGTTTGTCCTATGGCAGTAATCCATGCAATCTAGGACGAACTTCTCGGCGAACAAGGCCAGGAAATCAGTATAATTATCAACGTCTAGCGCATCGACCATCGTGATTAATCTATTTGATGTATTGATTACGCCTTGTACTGCGTCATCGTAGTCTAGGTATTGCACATTACCCATAGCTCGCCTCCTTTTTTAAGTACTAAAAAAGCGCCCTTTAGCTGGGCGCTTTACGCGTTATGTTCTGTGACATATTTTCTATACGCTTTGGAACTACCTTCTAATAATCGTAGGAAGTAGTCTACAGCGTCTTGTTCATTTTTAATATATTGTTGATCATAAACCTCGTTACGCTCTGTCCAATACACCGAAAATCCCTCAGAGGTGCTATCCAAAATGATTGTACCTGGTACGATAGGTGTAGGACTGTTATCAATATTATACGAGCTTACAGGCACGCCGATTTTGTGCAATAAGGCTTTTACTTCTTTGATTGTCATATCAATCGACCTCCTCTAAATACCCTTCATCTAAATAATATTGAATGCTTTCCTCGGTCTTATACTGTATTCCCCCTCCGACTTTATTAAAAGCAGGAGCGGTAACACTAGTCTTTACTGGTAACGGCTTTATAACGACATACTGGTGTTCATTATCGGAGTATTCTGCTTCAGTATAAGGCATCGCCCTATTCACAAACGGTGTGCCCGCTGGTGCCGTATATCGACCTGTTGCTCGCCCAAAACGAGTAAGCTTAGTTCCGACCTGGAGAACTTCTGCCCATGCAGTACCTACCGCGCCCTCATTAGGGGGATACAACGGAGATTCCCTTCCGGTCGAATCAGGGTCAGAAAACCATCTTTTTTCTTCATCTTTACCTATAGTATATCTAAGTTCTTCAAACTCTTCAAGAGGTAGCTTATGATACTTTAACCTGCTCGCGTTTAATTCTCTTAAAACGACTATTTTCAAGAACGAATCAGATAAAGGCATGAGGTTTTTACTCATACGTTCGTGCTCTGTCATATTCGGCTTATCAAAATAGCTAACAGCAGCATCGACACGTGCACCTCCGATTTCTACTTTAGCCAAATCCTGTGCTTTTCTGACTACCACTTCAGCGCCGTTACTAGTTGCCCTTAAAGGCTTACGTTCACGCTTCCACTCCTCAATAGACTTCGAATTATCCACGTATACAGCTTTCCAGTTGTCGTAATCCATATTACGAGGTACTTTTTGGTACTCCCCTTTTCTAAGCAACGAAGTTCTTGATCCACTTGTTGCTTTTTTAGAATCAATAGAGCCTGCGATAGTAGAACGACAACGCGGATGTAGAGGCGGCACATTTGTGCCTACCTCTGCTTCATCAATTGGGTATACGTGATTATCATGTTCTCTGCAGACTGAAGAGGTCCGTTTATCAAGAGTGGCGATGAATTGGAAGTATCCCATATTAGCGGACTTTAGTGAGTCTAGCGTTGCTTGATTATGCACATAGTTTAGCTCAGTCCGAACCAAACGGACTGCATCATTTTTGCCCACGTTCATGCGTTCTTGAACTTCTTTAGCGAGCTTTTCTACAGGATCGCCTCTGTGAACCGAATTGAACACCGTATCCTGTAAAGTTCTTGCTAATTTATCGTTATTCCCCCAAATACGTTCGCTATAATTCTTGCCACTCCATGGAGCTCGTAATACCTGTTCCACGTGTTTTTCATTAACAGCTACATTCAATGGGCCCTGCCCTTTTTTAGCTAACTCGTAAGCAGAATGTAAACGATTGTCCTTATAAGCATCTTTAAGAAACCCTGTAATCGCTTTATCTGCTTTACTGCCAAGCTTATCTAGCTCAATTAGTGTATCTCCATACAACTTGTCGAGCCGTGATATTCTTGATCGCATCGCTAAAGTGTTGAGTTCTAACAAAGTCTTAGGGCTCCCTGTCTCCTTATACTCTGCTATATACTCCTCGATGTCCTTTTTCCAGGTCCTATACTCAGTGCCATTAATTAATTTACGTGCCTCAGAAATACTAACCCCATTATCAGTTGAGAACTTGCCGTACAGCCTTTCGATATTAGCCTGGATGCGCTGGGCTGACCGTTCATAGTGAGAGGCCAGCTCTTTTTCGATAGTGTCACGGCTTTTCTTATTCCATTCTTCTTCTCGCTCGACGCTGCGCCTAGCCCAATATGAATCGGTCCCCATTTATTACACCTTAACCTAATTTATGAACGAATTTAACGATGCGAATTTGTTTAGGCTCGTATACACGTTCCCAGTTGCCTGCATCTTTTAGCTCTGTACGAGATACAGATTCAGCATGTGCACGAGTTTTGTTTTTCCAAGCTACGCCACGTGGATGCATAATAAATGCTTTACGAGAGATAAGATAGTTTACACCGGAGCCTTTACGTTTATCGCGATCTACTTCTACTGGCACAAGACCTACTGGAGAGCCCACACCATAAGCAATAGCGCCTTCACCGAATAAGTAAGTTGTGTAATTACCACCAGCTGCAGGACAACTATCATCAACGATTACACGACGACCCATATAAGTGTCGAAAGAAACAGCATCAGATTGTCGAATTGTTTGGATCAAGTTCAATTTATCAAGGTAAGATTTTGTAGCAGAATGCATTACAACTGCAGTTAAAGAGTTGCGAGCATCGCCCATAAGTTGCATTGCATCGATGAATGCTTCGCCGGAGAACGCCGCTGCTTTACCAGTTTTACCGGAAATATCAAGTACATGGTCAGTCATGCTTGTTGCTGCGAACACGCCGTCTAGAATGTTAAGCAATTCTTTTTGATGGTCACGCGCCCAAAAACCTGCTACTAAATCACCGATTGCAGACATAGGGTCTGTGCCAGCTAATTGCGCAGACAAGTCAGTTGCACCCCACATTTTCGCACGGCGAATAGTAGTGGATGTGTCCATTTTAGAACCGATTTTTGCTTCAGTAAGGCTTGTACCTTCTACGATGTCTTCGGAATCACCGTTTAAGTCAGTGAAGAAAGGCATGTTATGTACTTGTGCTGCTTCACTTGCTAATTGGTCGAACTTGGGGTCACGAGTAATAATACCGGACTGGAAGATTGCAGACAATTCAGATGTACGGTTCACTACATAGTTTTCAAACAGTGCCGTAGGATTAATGATATCTTGTAAAGTTGTAGCCATTAGTTACCTCCTTAGATTAAATTATCAATAGCCACACCAGCTTGCGCTGCTAATGTTTTAGCCTGGGCTGGATCATTCTTAATAAGTTCAGCTTGTTGAGTAAGATTGAAATGTTCTTTGCTAAATGGATTAACTTTAGGATTGCCCTCGCCTTTACTAGGGTCGTATTTAAACTTAGGGTCCCCCTCCGGTTTAAACAAGAACGCTTTAGAGGTTTTAAGCTCTTTAAGCTGCTCGGTCAAACCAGTTACCTTTCCATCATCGCCAAGAATTAACTTAGACTTGTCAATGAGGTTAGCTACAAGCTCTGCATCTTGTGCAGTATCACCAATAGCTAACTGTACAGCAGTGGATAACTTCAATGCTTTCAAATCTGCTTCAGATTTCAGTGCGGCCGCTTTGTTTTCTGCTTGCAGTTTCGTAATTTGTTCTTTCAACGCATCAACGTCTCCCTCGCTATCCTTGAGAGCCTTAAGTTGTTTATCTCGCTCACTCACAGTAGCCTCAAGGCCTTTCTTTTCCGCGTTGACCTCATTAAAACGCGATTTAGGAACGTATTCCCCGTCTAGAAATTCCTTAAACTGTTTAGTCGCATCCTCAATTTTATCTTCTGTGAGACCTAGTTTTTCAAGTAATTCTTTGACTGTCATGTTGTTTCTCCTATCCGGTTTTTACCGTGGTTTACCTGCCACGAATTAGAGAGTAAAAAAATTTATATCACGATTATTCGCTATCGCTAGGTTCATCTTTATGGTCGTCTATAGATTCATCGTCATGACCTTCGCTATGCCAATCATCGTAAATACCTTGCTCGGCTTCTTCCGCCTCAATTTGTTTGATTTCCTCATTCACATCTTCCACGAATGGATGATGCGCAAGGATTGTGCGTTTAGAAACAACGCCCATTGATTTTGAACACATATCGACAAGGTCGCCATCGTTTTTAACAGATGTTCTTGTCCAAATTTGTGTGATAGTTACATCAGTAGTACCGTTAGCGGCACAAATAGCACGAATCAACTCATTAAATCCTAACTGGAATTCTGTTTCCATCATGCCTGCTTTGAGTTCTAACAAGGTGTACAGGAACTTCATGGCCTCCCCACTAGTACCATCGAGACCTTGTTGTTGTGGATCCACGCCCTGCCCCATATCAAAAATAGCTTTACGAGTGATATCAAGAAGCTCTTTGCGGGCTTCAATAGGAATATCAATGGTCAAAGTTGAAATGCCACTTCTGTCATCAGGACCAGTGGAATCCATTTGGATTGCCTTGTACTTCTTCATCCCTTCAAGGAACTCGGAGAGGTTCTCCCCGCCATAGTTAGTTAATACGTAGATAACTTCCTGTACATCTTCTAAGTCATTCAAGAACCCACTATACGTTTTATCGTAAGTATCAATTAACGATTTGATGCGAACGAGATCAGTTGTATGGCTAGCGTTATTAGCGAACGCAATAAATGGCACTTTACCCATGTTATGTGGTATAGAATCTACTGCTACAGTAACACCGCTAGGGTCAATCATGATAAAAGCAGTATAAGGAGATAAGGTTTCTATCGTGTCACCAGTACGTAAAGAGAACGCTTGTACCTCTTTATCATTCCAGTACTCGTAAACAGTGATTGTCTCACCCGCCTCGTTAATGTCCGCATAGACTCGTAGCACGCCTTCGAGTTTTGTGTTGATGCGGTTATTCCAAATTGGGATAATCTCACTAGCTGGTAAAACGGCCCACTGGAAACCTTCTTCATCATCCATCCAGTAATGCACCCAGGCAACGCCCCCGTTAGTTGCTTTAACACATAAGTCCTTACATTTCTTTTCGTAGGCATCGCCTAGCGTATCTAAGATAGTTTCATTTAACTTATCATCCTTGACGTCATAAATCGGCGGTGCGGTGAACATGTATGCGGTTTTCTGGTCCACTAAAAGAGGGTAAAAAGAATAGGCGATTCGATTATCCGCTTGGTGCATTGGATTAAACGATTCGCCTTTTTGTTTCGCTTCTTCTATGTCTTTTGGTTTTGTCGGCATTAGCATAATGTCGTTATTAACAGCATAATAGCGATCAGCCACTTCCATATTAGTTACGACTTTTGCGTGCCCCAGTGTATGTTTTTTAATTAACTTCTTAATTAATTCTATTTCCAATCTATCGCCTCCTAGTACGTCATTAGCCGGACGCCTTTACGTCCGTCGAACTCTTCCATAGCATATCGCATGGCGTCCATTAAATGGTTAAAATCATCAATAGGCTTATTTACCATATTGTCGAATTTATCTTTATCCCATGTGTAGTTACTGATTTCAGTAATGAAGTTAACACACCGAGGATGAATAATAATTTTATAGTCCTGGATAATCGAAATGCCGGCGCGAATTGAGTCAGGTCCTTTTTTTGCTGCCCTAATTCTACTAAGTCCAGCTTTCCTAAGGTACGCAATCGATTTAGGTTCCGCACTATCTGCTTTAATTCTTTCCTTTGCATATCCCATTTCGGATACTTTCGACAGAATATCTTCATTACTCATACCCTTTTCGTACATTTCATCGAAGACATAAATTTCTCTTGCGACTGTATCGACTAAACCACAGAATAATGTGCTAGGGTCATTTACATAACCAAAGTCCATGCCAAATACTGATTTAACATCAGGTCTATTAGAAATTTCATGTACATCGAATACTCGTTCTTCCCAGTTTTCAAAAACTAGGCCTTCAACGATACCCCATTCACCAAGACCTGCGGTCCTATATCGTCGAGGGTTCTTTTTCATCTCCTCAAACAATATTAGGTCGGATTCACTTAAGAACTCGTTACACATATAATTCGTTGTCATGGCCAACACGTTACCACTAGGCTCATCAAAAAACCGTTTCTTTAGCCAGTGCCTATCAGACCACGGGTTAAAAGTTAGCACTACCTGGTGATACATTCCATCGGGCAACTGGCCTCGAATAGATTCATCTAGTCTATCGAAGGCTTCTTCAGAAGTTATCTCATAAGCTTCTTCTACCCATAGCCTGCATAAGGACCCTACTTCTACGGTAATTGATGTTACTTTTAAAGGATCGTCTAGGCCCCTAAATAAAATCTTTTGGCCAGTTGGTACATACGTTATCTCTAGCGGAGATGTAGAACATTTGAAATACCTATCAAGTTGTAATCGATGGATAGCCCATTTAAGCTGCGCGAAACAACTGTCACGCAAGGTGCGTTCTACCTTTCGTACAACTAACCAGTTTACAGTTGGGTTTTCTACTATCTCAATAATAGCTTTAAGTGCTTGTGTAGAGGACTTCTTACTGGCACGGCTACCCTTGACAGCTTTATAACGCCCTTTGAACCTCCAAAATGCACCGTACCCCTTGCCCACGATATCAGGCAAGTACACTCTATTAGTCTGCAATATCGTCACCACCTACGATGAGTACAGGCTTAATATCTATAGTTGTATCACCGCTGAGTATTCTATGGCGTTTAGCCATAAGCTCTAAAGCTTTTAGTCTTGACTTCTCGTCAGGTGGTTTATCGATAATTCGAGCTTCGGAGTATCCGTCGCCTGTACCTTCGATAACCACTTGCTTTTCATTTGAGAGCCCCAGGGCAATTCTTGTTAACTCATACTCGACCTGTTGTGCCGTCATGATGTTTTCGTTGAAGTAGGCTTCCCGTAATTCTGCGACCCTTTGTTTTACCTTATCTTTCCTTAGCAGACGAGATGCCTGCATTTCAGCGGAACGTTCTGCATAACCGGCTCTGATAGCAGCTTGCTTGCCGTTCGTATCCTTAATATACTCAGTACAAAATCTCTCATGTTTTTTATTACTCAATTCAGCCACTACCTCACCTCCTGGCTATCTTAATACGTCACGGCTATTTCTCTTAAATCGGCCGTGAGAACGAGTGCATAATCCACAATTACTTTTATGTGCTTGATCATGTGTAATATAAGTTTGACACAGTCCATCATATTCAATTAGTTGTGCTGTGCAAACGCCGTTTTTGTTATTAAGGCATTTACGTTTAATGCATTTGACTTCTGTGCTCATACCTTCTCACCTTTAATACATTTGTACGCTCAAATCCGATGACTAGTTGGTTGTTGTTAGGCTATATAGTTATTGGAGGACTACTAGTTCTAGTCATCA